GAAGATCCCATGTGGAAAACCTTGTTGGCGAAGCTTGGCATCAATTTAGCGGAAGGCGTCGAGCCAACCTCTGAACAGATCCAGTCCGCCATTGCTGCGCTGACAGCATTAAAAACCAAAGCCGATGAAGCCGATGCGCTGACTGAAACCGTCGCCGCGTTAAAAGCTGCGCCTGGCAACGTCGATTTAAAACTGTATGTGCCGGTCACGACTTACAACGAAGTGGTGAGCGAACTGGCCGTACTGCGCCAATCCAGCCACAGCAACGATGTTGGCCAGTTAATCGAACAGGCCCACAAAGAAGGCAAAGTGCTGGCTGCAGAAAAAAGCTATCTGACCCAGTTCGGTGCCCAGCATGGCTTTGCCGAATTAAAAGCGCTCTTGAGCAATCGCCCGGCCATTGCAGCTTTAAAACAGTCGCAATCGAGCGATACCCAAGCCCCAAAAACCGAAGCCGACGCCCTGAGCGCTGAAGAACTGGCGGTCTGTAAAGCCTGCGGGATCAGTGCAGATGAGTTTCGCAAAAACAAAGCTGGGAGTCAGCAATGAGCCAAGCAACCCGCAGCGGCGGTAAACGCAAATATCCGGTGAAAGCCGCCACCAAGTTATCCGCTAACACAGCCATTTTACTGGTGGCTGGTATGGCCGTGCCGGTCAGTTTAACGGCTGGTTTATCCGCTGGGGTTGCCACCTTTGAAGTGGACAACACCAACGGCAGTGATGGTGCAGCTTTTGTGGAAGTGGTGTCAGGTGAGCACAAGCTGCTGAACTCGGGCGATATCACCCGCGCTGATGTCGGCAACCCCGCCTACTTTGTGACAGCGAAGTCAGTGGCGAAGGTAAATACCGGCGGCCGTCCGGCAGCCGGGAAAATCACCCAGGTTGATGATGACGGCGTCTGGGTCTTGCTCGGCGTTTAAATCCGATTAACACAGGTTTAAGGACCATTTAAATGAAAATTACAGGTGCCGCTTTATCGGCCATTTACACCGCCGTCAACATGGCGTTTAACCAGGGCCGCCAAACCTATAAACCGACCTGGTCACGGATTGCCACAGAAGTGAAATCCACCGCCGCGCAAGAGAACTACGCCTGGCTTGGTGAGTTTTCGCGGCTGCGCGAATGGGTTGGCGATCGGCAAATCAACAAAATGAAGGTGTCCGACTACGCCATCAAAAACAAAAAGTTCGAAGGCTCCGAAGGTATTCCAGCCGAGTACATCGAAGACGATAGCTTTGGCGTGCTGATGCCGAAATTCCAGGATATGGGTTATGCCGCCGCCTCACATCCGGATGAGCTGGTGTATGCCCTGCTGTCTGCTGGTTTTACTTCGACCTGTTTTGATGGCCAGTTCTTTTTTGATACCGACCACCCGGTGGGGCCAGAAGGTAAAGAAGTGTCCGTCAGTAATATGCAAGCAGGTGCTGGCCCAGCATGGTTTTTATTGGATACCACCCGGCCATTAAAACCGCTGATTTTCCAAAACCGCCGCCCGTACGACATTAAATCCAAAACCGACGCGGGTCAGTCTGACCATGTGTTTATGGCGGATGAGTATCTGTATGGCGTGGATGCGCGGGTTAATGCCGGTTTTGGTTTCTGGCAAATGGCGTTTGCCTCCAAAGCGGTACTGGATGAAACCAATTTAAACGCGGCCATCGAAGCGATGATGGGCTTTAAATCCGATCAAGGTCGGCCGCTGGGCATCAATCCGGATTTACTGGTGGTCGGTGCCAAAAACCGGGCTGCAGCCAACGCTCAGGTGAAGGCAATGCAAAAAGCCAATGGTGCCAGCAACACCAACTATCAGGCGGTGGAAGTCCTGGTGGTGCCTTGGTTGGAGTAATGCCAGGAGTAACAGCTGCGCGTCTTTAATCACAGGTGGTGGCTTGCTGCCACCTTCTTTTCCGCGAGGAACACATGCAATGGAAAAAATTACCGTTTTATCGAGTGCTCATGATGGTTATCGCCGGGGTGGTCAATCGTTTGTACCAGGGCAAAATCACTTTGCGTTATCACTCTTTAACGCAGCCCAGCTACAGCAACTGGCAACTGATCCGCGCCTGGTTGTATTACCGCCGTCAAATTTCAACGCCTCGAATGATGCGGATGGTGCTGCATCTATCACCGCAATGACTGACGCTACAGGTCCAGTGCTGGCATCGCTCGAAACCTTTGCCCCCATCGAAACGCTGGAACAAGCATTTAGTTTGCTGCTGCCAGATAACCCGGACCACTTCACCAATAACGGGTTGCCACAGATACCGGCGCTGAAATTGATGCTGAAACGGGATATCAGTGCGGCTGAGCGCAACGATGCCTGGGAAGCGTTTAAGACCAAGTCGCAAGCGGGTGCTGAATAATGTACTGCACAGCTTTGGATATGGTGAGCCGTTTTGGCGAGCAGGATTTGATCCTACTCGCATGGCGGGAAGGGATCCCCGACGGTGAATTAAACACCCCCGTGCTTGAACAGTGCATCAAGGACGCCAGCGCAGAGATTAACGGCTATATCGCTGGCCGTTATCCACTGCCGCTGACGGCGGTTCCAGATGTGCTGGTCCGGCATTGCTGCGATATCGCCCGGTATTTGCTGGGCGGTGATCGGGTGCCAGAGCAAGTGCAAAAGCGTTATGACAGCGTCATCAGTTACCTGGTGAAAGTTGGCAAAGGTGATCTCAGCCTCGGCTTAGCTGCGGAGCAACCCACCGAGCCAACCGGCGTTATTGCTGTACTGGAGTCAGATGGCCATGTTTTTGGCCGTCGTAACAGCAAGGGGTTTATCTGATGAATCCTGTGCAACAAGACTACTTAGCCGCCGAAGCGCACCTGGTACAAGTGTTACAAGGCATACAAGGGGTGAAAAAAGTCTACAGCAGCGCAGATCTAACTGAAGTGACAAACAAGACCCAGGCCACCCCTTGTGTGCATGTCAGTTATTTGGGCGATCAGGTGATGGATACGAGCAATGGCGGTAGTCAAAACCATGTGAAGCAAACCTGGTTGGTGGTGATTGCAGTGCGGCTGGGAGCTGACAGCAGCAAGGAGGCGGGTCAGTTAATAACCAAAACCCTCAAAACCATTCAGGCCAAGAACATGGTGCCGGAGCTTGGTCCGCTAAACCGGATCACCTCCCCCGCCAAACCGCTGCTAAAAGCTGGCTTTGGTTACTACCCGCTGGCGTTTTCGCTGGCATTCAAAGTGAAGTAAAACAACACGAGGATAACCCATGAGCGGTTTACTTTTATCAGGTGATATTTTTGTTGACCGATTATCTGATGCTGGCGTCAGTACCGGTTTAATTGGACCTATTAACGTCACCCAGTTACAAATTAATACCCCGTCCACCGAAATTGTGCGCGAATCCAAACGCAAACAATCCTATGGCCAGGCACTGGATACGGTGACTACAGCCAAACCAACGGAAGTGACCATTGTGTTTGACGACCAGCCTGCTGAGTTGTTGGCGATGGCGCTGCTGGGCACGACGTCAACCATCAATATCGGGAGTGGCAATGTCGCTGACCAGGTCGTTGTGTTACCCGAAAATCAGCGCTGGGTGCAATTGCCGCACACCAATCTGGCTGAAGCTGGCATCACCGCCAAAGGGGCAGCTGATGCGGAACTTCCGATGGCCAATTTGGAAGTGAACTATGCCGCTGGTCTGGTTCGCGCCAAAAAAGGTGGCGTCATGGAGACTGGCGGCAGTATCAAACTGAGCTATCAGCACAACGCCATCACCGGCGTCGCGCTCAAAGGCGGTCTACGTCCACAAATCCGTGCCCGCATCATTGGTGATATGAAGAACCTGGCCACAGGCCGTTCAGCCCGGTTAGAAATTCCGGAAGCTGCACTGGCCCCATCTGAAGCGGTGGATTTTATGGCAGCCGAGTTTGTCAGCACCAAACTCGCCGGAAAAATCAAACTGGTCGATGGCAAAGACGCACCGTTTGAATATCACGAACTGTAAACCGGATGACTGATGAGGCCAACCGGCCTCATCTTTTTTACCCACTGTACCAACACGAACACCAATACCAGGAGCGGATGTGAGCAAAACTTTAGAGTTTGCCTTGCGCATTGTTGCCCAAACCACCGGCAACGAAAGCATTAAAAAGATGGCTGATGCGGTTGGCGAACTCGGCCAAACTGCTGAAGATACTAATCCGCAAACCAAAGCCTTGGCCGAACAAATTGAACAGCTGGCTGCACAACAAGCGCTGGTGCAGCAGTTTAATGACGTCACCCGCGCCATGAAAGCGCAAGAAATTGCTACCGCAGCAGTCTCAATGCGCCTTGATGAATTAAAACAAAAAGCGGCCTCGGCTGGTCCGGGCATGGCAACATTTGAGCAAAGCATTCAAAGCGCAGAGCAAGAGCTTGCTCAAATGCGCTCTGAATTGCTTCAACAAGCAGGTCATTATCAGAAATTACAAGCTGAGCTGACGCAAACGGGCATTGATACTCGACAGCTCAGTGCCGAAAAGCGGCGGCTTCGAGCAGAGTTTAAAGAGTCTTCAACGCAGCTTAAAACGTTGGCTAACGACTATTTAAAAGCCAATACAGCGCAGGATTCACTCGCAACCTCGACAAATAACTTAGCTACCACAGTACTTGGGTTGGCATCTGCGTACATCGGTATTGATAGGTTGTGGCAAAGCCTGACCGGCATTTTCCAAACCGGTGCAGACTTTGAAAAACTCGATGTGCAATTTAAAGCGCTGATGGGGTCTTTTGCTGGAGGCGAACAAGCCA